AGCATCTGCAAGTTTCAAATTATTAACTGCACCACTCTCAATTTCTCTAGCTGGTGGTACTGATGATTTCGTACCAACTGATGGCGAATTACAATCTGCCTTTGCATTGTTTGCTAATGCTGAACAGTATGATGTTAGTTTAATTCTGGCTGGTAAAGCAACTGCTGCAACAGCAACATACATTATCAATAACATCTGTGAGACTCGTTTAGATTGCGTAGCGTTTGTATCTCCACAGAGTACTTCTACTGCCGATCCAATTATTGGTTCTACTTCTACTGAACAGAATGCAATTATTGCATACCGTGCTGCATTGCCATCTACTTCTTATGCAGTTCTTGATTCTGGTTACAAGTATCAATATGATCGTTACAACGACCAATACCGTTATGTACCATTGAATGGTGATGTTGGTGGTCTTTGCGCTCGTACTGACTACACTAACGATCCATGGTTCTCTCCAGGTGGTCTAAATCGTGGTCAAATTAAGAATGTTGTTAAATTGGCATTCAATCCAAGCAAAACACAAAGAGATATGCTGTACAAGTCTGGTATTAACCCTGTTGTTACATTCCCAGGTGAAGGTACTGTCTTGTTTGGTGATAAGACTCTCTTGGCTAAACCAAGTGCGTTTGATCGTATTAATGTTCGTCGCCTATTCATTGTTATGGAAAAAGCGATTGCCACTGCTGCAAAATTCCAGTTGTTTGAATTCAACGATGGATTTACTCGTGCACAGTTTAAGAACTTAGTCGAGCCATTCCTCCGTGATGTCCAAGGTCGTCGTGGTATTACTGATTTCGTTGTTAAGTGCGATGAATCTAACAACACAGGTGAAGTTATCGATCGTAACGAATTCGTTGCTGATATCTTCGTTAAGCCAAATCGTTCTATCAACTTTATCACTCTCAATTTCGTTGCTGCTCGTTCTGCGATTAACTTCTCAGAAATCGGTGCGTAATTCAAGATAAATAGATAAGAACATAAGGAGAATTAAATGGCAAATATTGCTGATTTCAAAGCGCAGATGATTGGTGGCGGTGCTCGCCCGAATCAATTCCGTGTTGAATTAACCTTCCCTTCATATGTTACATTGGGTGTAGTTGCAGGACAAAGAGCGCAGTTTTTATGTAAAGCTGCTCAATTACCTGCTTCCACTATCGAGACTCTACCAGTCTTGTATCGTGGTCGCCCAGTTAACTTTGCTGGTGAGAGAACATTCCAACCATGGACTGTAACAGTTTACAACGATACAACTTTTGGTATCCGTAATGCACTAGAGCAATGGCAATCTGGTATCCAGAATTATAATACAACTAATGGTCGTACTAATCCTACTGACTACCAAGTTGACTTATCTGTTCACCAATTAGATCGCAATGGTGCAATTATCAAGAGTTACAAGTTTGTTGATGCATTCCCAACAACAATTTCTGCAATCGGTTTAGATTACGAGCAACAAAATGCAATTGAACAGTTTGATGTAGAGTTCCAATACAACTTCTTTACATCTGCTACTGGTGCAGCTGCTGGCTTCGGTGTCAATGTTTCTATTGATACTCCAGTTGGTAGTTTCCCACTTTAATAATTAACTGAGGTTATTACATAATGCAATTATTTGGATTTGAGATAAAGCGTAAGGAAGGGGATCAACTACCGAGTGTAGTTCCCCCTAGCCCTAATGAGACAGGCGCAACCGTAGTAAACACTGGTGTAAATGCTGGTGGATACTACGGTATGGTCATGGATCTTGAAGGTGTTATCAAGAATGAAAATGATTTGATCCGTCGCTACCGTGAGGTGGCACAGTATAGTGATTGTGATGGTGCGATCGAAGATATTGTTAATGAAGCCATTGTGGCTGATGAAACACATAAATCCGTTGAGATTGTTCTTGACGAAGTTAAAGTTTCAGACAATATTAAAACTAAAATTCGTGAAGAGTTTGATAATGTACTCCGTATATTAAAGTTCGATGAACGAGCACATGAAACTTTCCGTGCGTGGTATATTGACGGAAGGTTATATTATCAAATCCTTATCGATGAAACAAGAGTTAAAGATGGTATTCAAGAATTAAGATACATCGATCCTCGTAAGATTCGTCGTATTAAAAATATCAAAAAAGAAAGAACACCACAAGGTGTTGAAGTTGTAAAGGAAGTAGAAGAATACTATCTTTACAATGACAAAGGAATTACAGAGCAAACAACACATGGTGTTAAACTGGCTCTTGATTCAGTGGTCTATGTTCCATCAGGATATGTAGATCCAAATACTGGTATGGCAATGTCTTATCTTCATAAGGCAATTAAACCAGTGAACCAATTAAAGATGATCGAGGATTCCCTTGTCATCTATCGTATCAGCCGTGCGCCTGAACGAAGAATTTTTTATGTTGATGTAGGTAATTTACCTAAGTTGAAAGCAGAGCAGTATGTAACGGACATTATGAATAAGTTCCGTAACAAGATTGTTTATGATGCGACAACTGGCGAAACTCGTGACGATCGTAAACATCTTTCTATGATGGAAGATTTTTGGATGCCTCGTCGTGAAGGTGGTAAAGGTACTGAGATTACTACACTTCCAGGTGGACAAAACTTAGGTGAGATTCAAGATATTGAATACTTCCAAGGTAAACTGTTCCACTCATTGAATGTACCAATTAGCAGATTACAACAGTCTTCTGGTTTCAGTATTGGTCGTTCACAAGAGATTACTCGTGATGAAGTTAAGTTTAACAAATTTATCGTTAGACTTCGTAAGAAATTTAATGCATTGTTTAGCCACGCACTTCGTGTTCAGTTAATCTGCAAAGGTATTATCCGCCCAGATGAATGGGATGATCTTCGTGTTAATATTAAATACGATTACATTGAAGACAATAACTACGCTGAACTCCGTGACAGTGAAATTATGCAAGCCAGAATGGGATTGCTACAAACTGTAGATCCATATGTTGGTAAATATTATTCACAAGACTGGGTTAAGAAAAACATTCTTCGTTTGGATGATAAAGAAATTAAAGATATCCAGAAACAAATGGATAAAGAACAAGAAGTTTTAGTACAGCAAGCACAGTTACAAGGGCAAGTACAGTTAGCAATGCAGCAACCTACAATGGATGCACAAGCACAGCAACAACAAGCCCAACAAGCTGCACAAGCGCAACAGCAACAACCTCAGCAAGATCAAGGTGCTCAAGATCAAGAAGCTGATGCTGAAGCAGAACAAGAAGATACACAACAGAGCAAAGGTAAAGTTACCAAATTAAAAACTGGTACTTGGCCAAATTAATAGGAGAATATTATGAGTGAAACAGTACAAAATTTAGTCCAAGCAATTCAAGCTGGCGATGCACTTGAGACAGAAAATGCTTTTACAGATGCAATGGCAGAAAAGTTATCTACTAGATTAGATAGTATGCGCCAATCAGTTGCACAAAGTATGTTTGCGCAAGCCACAGAGCAAGAATCTGCTGCAGAAGAATAATGCGTTACCACGAATTTACAAAATCTCTAAAGCGATCTGATATCGTTGAAAGTGTCAGATCCTATCTTCAGTTAATCGAAAGAACTGAAGAAGGTAAGGTTTTGATAAATGGTATTGAAACAGAATTTACGAGTTTAGAAGAAGCAAGACAATACATTAAACAAGACTATATTTCGCATCAATTAGAAGAACAAGTATCAAAAGACTTATACGAGGAACTATCAGAACATACTGTCGCAAATATTATTAAAGAATATCACGATATTAAAGTTACCGATACATTAATCGAAAATTATATAAAACTTGCTTCTTCTCACATGTTTAGTGTAGACCCAGTTGTTCACAATATTCGTTCTCTTAATAAACTGGACAGATTGGTTGAGGGTAAATTGCATTATGTTCTTAATGATGAAGCAATTGTAACTATTGACGAGCGTACTCAATTGCGCCTAAATAACTTATTACATAAGCAAACAGAAATTATTGAGTATATGAGAGAGTCGAAAGAGAACTTCTTTCATGTGCTTACAAAATTAGAGGAACAATAAGATGGCAATGACTATCACAACCCTTAAGAATACAAACCAGGAAACTGTGATTCACTTCGCATCTTCTCTGGCAGAGTCTGGCACTATTACTATTGCCAACTTAACTGCATCTACTCAAGCAAGAAATGCTGATACACCTACAGTTAATATCGTCAAATGGCAAGTAACAGGCGAGTTGGATTCAAAGGTTAATATTTTGCGCAACAGTAAAATTGTTATTGCATCTGCACCTGAGAATGCTCCTTATGCAGAATTAAATGCATGGGGCATTCCACTGACTAATGACAATACTTTTGACATCGTTATTACTAATGGTGCTGCAAAAGATGTTACTGGTATTTTAGTCCTTCGTAAAACTGCTGGTTGGTCTACTAAAGTTGAAGAAGCTACTTATGGTGCTTACGATAACCCAGCTGTGGTAGGAAGTTAATCATGAGACTAATTAGAGAAGTTTTAGATACCACAAACCTTATTGTTGAGTCCAAACTCGGCAAAGGTAAAGAATATTTTATTGAAGGAATCTTTCTTCAATCTGAACTGAAAAACCGTAATGGTCGTATGTATCCAGAATCAATTATGGATAATGAAGTTAATCGTTACATTAAAGAATCTGTCGACAAGAATCGTGCCTATGGCGAACTTGGTCATCCAGATACTCCTTCCATTAATTTGGATCGTGTATCACATATGATTGTTAGTTTACGCAAAGAAGGTACTAACTACATCGGCAAAGCAAAGATTCTAGAAACACCAATGGGTATGATTGCACGAGGTCTTTTAGATGGTGGTGCAAACCTTGGAGTATCTAGCAGAGCACTGGGTTCCCTTCAAACAAATAACGAAGGTGTTCAAATTGTTCAAGACGATTTTATGCTGTCCACTGCAGCTGACATCGTTGCCGATCCGTCTGCTCCAGATGCGTTCGTAAGAGGTATTATGGAGTCAAAAGAGTGGGTCTTTGTTGATGGAAAGTTTGTGGAACAACATATTGAGGAAGCACAGCGTTCTATTCGCAAGGCTTCTTCACGCAATTTACAGGAAGCAAAGATTTATGCTTTCCAAAAGTTTCTGAGTAAAATCAGATAAATAATAAATAATCTAATAGAACTATCCAGTTACAGGAGAAAACGATGTCAATCGAACAAAAAATCGCTGAAATTTTGCGTGAGTCTAAATTAGACGAATTCAAAGTACACGGCACAGAAGGTGGTATGGATTCAGGTAAAGATGGTGCACAGGCTGGGAATCAAGCCCCAATCCGTGACGCATCTAACAATGTACCAAATGGTGGTGAAACACCTAACCCAGATAATTCTCGCAACAATGTTGATGATGAGAAAGAAGCTGAGGGTGGTACTTCTAAGAAATCAAATCCAGTTACAGCTAAAGCTGAAGCTGGCGATCAAGCAGTCATTCGTACAGGCACTAGCGTTAAGGAAGATGTTGACGCATTGATGGCTGGCGAAGAACTTTCTGAGGAATTCCGTCAGAAAGCAGAAACTATTTTTGAAGCAGCAGTTCTTAATCGTGTTAAGAACGAAGTTGCTCGTATTGAAGAAGAATTCGAAAGCAAACTAGCGGAAGCTGTTGCGAAGAATACAGAGGGAATTGTTGAGCAAGTTGATGGATACCTCGGTTATATTGCCGAGCAGTGGATGACACAGAATGAAATTGCCCTAGAGCGTGGTATGAAATCAGATATTCTTGAAGGTTTCATTGGCGGTCTGAAGAATTTATTTGAAGAGCACTATATTGATATTCCTGAAGAGAAATTCGATGTGCTTGGCGAAATGGAATCTAAGATCGATGAATTGGAAGAAAAACTTAATGAACAAGTTGCAGCTAATATTGAACTAAGCAAGACTCTTGCTGAAAGCAATCGTGCTGATATCGTTAAGACTGTAAGTGAAGGTTTGACAGATACAGAAACTGAAAAGTTTATGTCTCTTGTTGAAGAACTATCTTACGAAGACCAAGCTAGTTTTGAAACCAAAGTAAAGACTATCCGTGAAAATTATTTCACAACTAAAGGTTCTACAGAAATTAAATCTGTAGTTACTGATGCTCCAGTAGAAGCGTTGACTGAAGGAGTTTCTAAGAAATTAGATCCATCTATGTCTGCTTATGCTGCTCAGCTCAACAAATTAAAATAAATAAGGAAATCCAAAATGATTAATCGTCAAGATTTAGTAAAAAAATGGGCTCCGATTCTTGAGCACGAAAGTGCCCCAAAGATTCGTGACAACTATCGTAAAGAAGTAACTGCGGTTCTTCTAGAAAACCAAGAAATCGAAATGCGTCGTGGTCGTGAAGCCATGGGCGAATTGAACGAAGCTGCTCCAGCTAACGCTGTTGGTTCTTATGGTGACACTGGCGGTTTCGCTAAGTTTGATCCAGTAATTATCAGCTTGGTTCGTCGTGCAATGCCACAAATGATCGCTTATGATGTTTGCGGTGTACAACCAATGACTCAGCCAACTGGTCTAATCTTCGCAATGAAGTCTCGTTACAGCACTCAAGGTGGTGACGAAGCATTGTTCAACGAAGCTGATTCTGACTTCGCTGGTACAGGTACTCACTCTGGTGCATATGACTTCGGTGGTTCTGAAACTACTGGTACTGGTCTAGCAACTTCCGATGGCGAGCGTTTAGGTCAAGGTGGTGTTGGTGATGGTTCTTTCGGTGCTATGGCTTTCTCTATCGAAAAGACTTCTGTAACTGCAAAGACTCGTGCTTTGAAGGCAGAATACTCTATCGAATTAGCACAAGACATGAAGTCTGTTCATGGTCTTGACGCTGAAGGCGAATTAAGCAACATTCTCTCTACAGAGATCCTTGCTGAAATCAACCGTGAAGTTATCCGTACAATCTACAAGACAGCTAAAGCTGGTGCTGCAGTTGGTGTAACTACTGCTGGTACTTTCGACTTAGATACTGACTCAAATGGTCGTTGGTCTGTTGAGAAGTTCAAAGGTCTAATGTTCCAAATCGAGCGTGAAGCCAATGCTATTGGTCAACAAACTCGTCGTGGTCGTGGTAATGTTATCATCACTTCAGCTGATGTGGCTTCTGCCCTAGCAATGGCTGGTGTGTTAGATTATTCTTCTGGTTTAACTGGTAAGAATGATTTGACTATCGATGATACTTCTACTACTTTCGCTGGTATTCTAAACGGTAAGTACAAAGTTTATGTTGACCCATACACAAGCAATGTGTCAAATACTCAGTTCTTCGTTGTTGGCTACAAAGGTGCTTCTGCTTTTGATGCTGGCTTATTCTATTGCCCATATGTTCCATTGCAAATGGTTCGTGCAGTTGATCCTAACAGCTTCCAGCCAAAAATTGGCTTCAAGACTCGTTACGGTCTAGTTGCTAACCCATTCGTTAACTTGGATGACGGCACTGAAGGTCAAGACAACTTAACTGCGAATGTGAACTACTACT